AATAGGTGACCGACATGGAGTGCTTGATTTCGGATTTATCGCCTGGCTTCCAATCGCCCATATCCACTTCTTTGAGCGAGCCGCGCAGCGTCACAGTTACCGCCTTGACAGTGCCTTTCTGGCCCTTGAACGAGCCACGGAAAACGGCATTGCAAGCCGTCTGGTCCGCCAGCCCGAAGAACTTCAGCGACTCTTTGCGCACGCCGTTGGTGGTCCATGCCGCCTCCAGCTTTTCCAGGCCGGTAGGCAGGTCGACAGGGCCGCTCATACCGCCGCCCCGGTATTCCTCGGATTTAACTGAGAGCTTGGGAAGCGTCATAGACGGCACATCACCGGAAAAGCTCACGCCATCAAGGAACATGACGCAATTGGTCAACATTTCAGGAATCATCAGTCGGCCCCCTTAGGCTGCTTCAAGTACTTCGGTCAGCCACTCGTTGGTGACCTCGATCAGAAAATTCGGGTTCTCAGCCGGCGGCACGTCGGTAAAGCGAATGCGCCAGAAGACTTTGCCCTGCTCCAACTGGGAGGTCGTGTTCAGCTCGGTGTCGGCGTAGACCTCGAAGTTGATCACCGCGCCAGAGTTCTTCTGGTCGCGCATGAAGGACTGAAGCCCGGCGGTAACGTCCGAGACGTAGGTTTTCGTGATCGAGCGGTCAACGGCCCATTTGTGCCCCGCCTGGATCGCATCCATGAGGATGTCGCAGGTACGCACGCGGGTGACGAACGACCACTTGGCATCAGCCGAACAAGTGCGGTTACCCCACAGGCGGTAGCCGCCGTCACGGATGATCGTGGTGATGTTCGCGTTATTGAGCAGGTTTGCCCGGCACGTTGCGTCGCCATCCAAGTACTCCACCGGCCGGGTGGTACCGGTGATGCCTACGAACTCTTTGTTCGATGGCGACGCCCAGTAGCCGTACTCGGCATCAGTCCAGGCAAACAGACCCGCCACCCAGGCCGAGGCCGGGGCATCCACGGTCGCGCTGTCGACGGTGCTCCAGAACTGCACGCCCGGATCCACCAGATAGATCCGCTTACTGCCGAAGTTCAACGCGTAGGCCATAGCGGCCTCATCGGTGGTGTTCGGGCCATCAATGATTGCAAGCGCGCGCAGCTTGCCGGCCAGCGCATCCATAGCGGTGGCCACCGCCTGCGTGGCCGAGTGCCCCGGAGCGATCAACAGCTTGGGCTGGGCGTTGTGTCGGCTCTTGCCGTCCAGCAGCGCCTGAAGGCCGGTGCGCTGCCCATCCGCCAGAACACCACCAATAATGGCGGACGTTTGAAGCGCGGCGTCAGCGAGCTTAGGAACGCCAATGGCGACGATTACAGCCTTCGCCCGTACATAGATCGCCTGGCAAGCGCGGGTAATCGCCGAGTCCGCTCCGAACGCTGCAATGGCTTCACGCTCGGACGTGATCAGCTTCAGCTCGCCGGCCTTGGCATTACCGCCGCCAAGAATGCCCGGGGTGAAGGTGTCGCATAGGCCGATGATCGAGGACGACGGGAGCGTGATGGTGCGCGCGCCGGTGTCGATCAGCGAGGTGGTGATGCCGTGAAAGAAACTCATAAGGCTCAATCTCCAGAAACGAAAAAGCCCCGCATAAGCGAGGCCGTGGTTGTTCGTGTTGCGTGTAAAGCACGACGCCTAGGCTGGAATGCCGGCGGCGCTTAAATAGACTTCCAGGGGTTGACCTTGAATTGGCCTGCTCGCTCACGGGAGTGGGAGGGCCTTGGCTGACTTGCAGGCAACATCTGCTGACCGCCCTCTTTTTTATTGCGTGACTTCTTCTGGCCAGGGGTACAGCGACTGAATTTCCTTGTAGCGCGCGATACCTGCATCCCGTACAACTTCCCAGCCAGATTCGCCCATAGCCTGCATGCGATTAGCCTCCGCGAAGTAACGGTCCGAACCTTTCAAGGGGTCGGCATAGGCCGTAATACGCAGACGCTCAACGTCCTGCAGAGTCAGGAGAACAGGAGGCAGCGGTAGTTTCACGATCTCGCCCTCTGCGCGGAGCGTCCAAATACCGTCGACCTCGTTGATAAGTCTCGACCAAAGGACAGCATCGACCCCCACAGCCCCTTCCGGGATTGCATGGGTTCCCTTGATCAAACGCTGGTAAAGCGTTCCGTCTGAATGAAACGTTGCGTAGTACATAGAACGGCCCTCAAGTACCGACGGCGATATAGCTCATACCCGCCGAGCCAGTGACACCATTGTTATAAGTTGTAAAACGGTCGGCAAAAACAGCGCCTTTGGAACCACCCGTGCCATCGCTCAGGCACACGGTGTAGGAACCTGACCCGCTGTTGTTATATGCCCCGACTACCACCGCACCGACATCGGTCGGGAAAGGGATGGGGAAATAGGAGGTATTAATTGCTGAACCTGTTAGCGAAACCCCAACGTTCCATTGAACAATCCAACCTTTCAACCACGTTGGGAACACGATATAGCCCGCCCGACCGATCAGAATTCGAAAGCCCCAGCGTTGTTTTTTCGGCGTCACGATGGTGCTGTCATCGTCACCAGCGTCGACCAGAACTTTAGAGGCAATCTGTGCAGTACCGAGCTTGCTCTCGGTGGCCTGGATCACTTTGGCCGCGATAGCCTGAAAAGTGCGCAATGCGTTCATTGGCTTGTTGGTGTCGGCTCCGGTTTCAGCCTCGACCTGACTCGCAAATGGGACACCGTAGGCAGATAGTGAATTGGGTAGCCCTGTTAGGGCAGAAAACTTGAGGCCAGTCAGGCCGGCCCCATCACCACTGATAGGGCCCGCAATTTCAACGCCACCGGTCGATACTCGGATACCGTAACCATTGACCCAGGGCGTTGCACCTAACCCCATGAAAACGACATTTACACTGTCGTTACTTCCGAGATAGCCAATACCTGCCTTTTCTCCATTAAATTCCCCTGCGATGAGTCCGGCGGCCCAGGAAGGCGACTGAACAGGGCGGATATAGACGCTTTTTGCGTCAGTCAGATTTAAAGAACCTGTGAGCGTGCCACCGGTCAGCGGCAATGCATCAGTGATCCCACTACTGGCCAGCGTCGTAGGGTTGGTCCCCGCGATCACCCTCCCGTACTTGTCTACGGTGACACTTCTATAGGAGCCAGCAGCAATACCTGTGCGACCCGCCGCCATCTCAAAGACTAGTGCAGTAGTGCCCAGCACAATCGGCGCGTCAGTCACCAATTGCCAAACGCTGTCGCCGTTGGCGGCACCCTTTTCGACACTGACGAATAGGCCCGGCGTAACCTCGACGCTACTGTCAGCGTCCTGGGATCGCTTCCACACGCCTGACGAGGACACCACATACAAGCCGTTCTCATTGGCTGCTGCTTGGTTCTTCACAAGCACGCGTGCATCCGCTGGCAACAGCACACCGTCGATGGTCTGCAAGCCGTTCAGAGCAATGTTGGCCGTAGTAGCCACCAACACGGAGTGCTTGAAGTCCAACTTCGCCAACGCTTCAATAATCTGCGTGTCCACGTATTCACGGGTCGCCAAAACTACCGCCGGATCAATCTTCAGAACAATATTCGCGGTGCTTGTGACGATGAAGTTCATACGAATAACTTGGGTCTTGCCGGTACCCTGGACCAACAAAGGCTTGAAGCTGGGCGCACAGTTGGCCACAGCAACCATGTCGCCATCAGCGTCATACAGAGCAATTTCACGGATCCACTTACCCCCCACGTCGGCAGGTATTACCTGCTCTGTGATGATGATGTTCGGGTTAGCCGGATCCGGTCGAACCTGATTGACTGGCGCCCGGCGCCACTCGTTGATCAGCTTAGTTTGGGTTCGACTCGGGATAGGGTCCGTGTTATTGGCGTCACCTACTCCCATCTGAGTAAATGTCCAAGAAACGCCGAGCGCCGTTGCGTTTGCCTGTTTCGCCTCACCCACAGCAGTGAGGATGGCGAAAAACTGACTGTTCTGATCAATCATGGATACACGTCCAGGGTGTCAACTTCATCAATACACATGACCAGACCATAAGAGCCGGTCACCTCTATATCGCGGGGGGTTGGTGGGTAAACGTCGATCACTTCACCCTCGCTTACACAGGCGCCAATGCCGATGTAGCCGGTGGATTCCAGGCTGATCGCCAGACCGGTCATATGCCGACTGACAGGCTTGGCGTCATCAATGAGCCGGGTCAGCTCCTGATACATTTCCTCGGTAATGCCGGTGTCCAGCACG